CTAGATCTTGGTTCAACTCGCATCACCCAAGGTTCAAGTTTTACTGTGCCAAGGAACTGGTGCTTCCCGTCCTTTACTGTGCGCGTGGCATCTACATAGCTCAGACTAAGAAAGAGGTCAGAGCCTACAGGAAGACTTACACCACGCCTTATCTAAAAGGTGTTAAGCGGGCAACCAATGAGCTTGAACAATCTCTTGTGCGTAACAGGTTTGGATTGTTTGATGCGTTAAAGGTAATGATAGGACCACTCCTTTATTCCAACTCATCAGAGGTGGAGGTTTCAGAATCAGATAGTCGCGCACATATTCTGAACGCTGGCCCTTCGCTCACGCGCAAGCTGACGCCCAAACAGACTCGCTTCGCTGAGTCGGTGGCAGGAGGCGAAAGGTTGGTGGTTGCGTATCGGCTGGCCTACAACGCCTCCAACATGGATCAGGCTAGTGTGAGGGTGGAGGCTTCTAGGTTGGCGGCCCTGCCGCACGTTAATGCGACCATCGAATGGCTCCGTGCGGCTCATGAGAAAGCATAAGATCTTGGGGGCGGCGGTGTTGCTAGGTGCGTGTGTGGTGCTTGGCGTTCGGTATGGTATCCGCTATGGATGGCTCGCTGGGCACACCCACTGGATGACCATGAGGCATGGTTCCTACGAATACTTTCGTGACCGTCCATACTTATAGCTGGAGATTGACTATTGGGACATAGCTGGTAGGTTGTATGGGTGGGTGGTAAAAGCGGCATGGTAACCCCCCTTTCCATGCCCCTCCCCTGAGTTGTTTGTGTGTTCCAAGGCATACAGACAGCTTGGGGGTTTTTTGTGCCCAGATCTAAATGGCTGTCAGCTTTAGCATCTGCCTTCGGAGCCATCCTAGCTCTTGGTGTTTGCAGTTGGTATGAACCATTGAGCCAGCCACGTTGTCGGGATTGTCCCAGCATTCTAGGATGGCGTCACATCCTCGTGTCCTGCACCCGTATAGCTTGATGGCTCCCATGTGGGAGATGAGAGCAGGTCTGTGTCCGCGGATCTTGGAGACACGCAACCCTCGCCTTAGCAACTGTCTGGCCTTGCGGGTTCTCACTGCACCGTCTCCTTGACCATGGCAATGCACTTACGGGCCTTGCGGAGCATGATGCCTACCTCACTGGCCAACCTTCCTTCTCTAAGATCGATCCACGATTCTCGCCCACATGAGGTGCAGTTGTGCATTGAGCCATCAAGTTCCGTGTCCATCTCTGACAAGATAGTTGACACATCTTCTAGATCTATCAGGTGTTGCTTGGTGATCGTCACTCTGAGTCTCCGACTTCATCTAGCCTACGGTAGAGGGAATTCTCTATGTCTTCGATCAACGTATTTGCTTCCTTGCGGAGGTCACCGTGCCAATTACGATGATCTGTTGGGCTCGCTCCCCTTCTAACTGTACGCACGGTATCGCCCATCGACACCAGCCGTGAGTAAGCCTTCACGTTGTACAGAATCGTGTCGATAAATTCTTTGTGTTCGTGTTGGATCATTGCTTTAGTCATCTGATTTTTCCTCCGCAGGGGAGAGGAGCTTATATTTTTGCCATTGTTGGCGGCACTGCTTAATATGGCTACTGACATGGCTACTGACATGGTTTTGTCGTGGCTTGCCATTGAGCCATGCCGCAACCTTTGCTGGCGAGCCCCAAGATTCTGCGGGTATCTCCCAGCGTACATATTTTAGAATGTCGCGGATGCCAGCTTCAGAATCCGTGTCAGCAGCATTGAATGCTCCTGTCAAATCATTTGAAAGCACCGCCGTCACGAAACCTCCCGGCGGAAGACGATGCTCAACATACCGATTGATGCTGTCGAGTATGTGTACGGGTGCGTCAAGGTATTCGTTGGTCATGGTGTCTCCCCTTGCTCCTCGCTGAGAGGGTGTCTGTCTGAGTATCAAACCTAGCACACCTTGTCACGATGTCAAGAGGCACTCCTTGCCTGAATGCTGACCCCGTTTAGATTGGGCTACACTCTATCGGAGATACATGATGAAACAGGGCACCACCCTGACAGAAAAACAAAGGGCGTTCTGTGCGTTTGTTGCAGAGGGCAACAGCCAGACAGATAGCTACCTTCAAGCCTATAATGTGAAAAAATTGTCGCGTAGATCAGCATCAACCGAAGGATCTAAGTTGATGTCCATGGAGAAAATCAGAAGTAGAGTAGATGAAATTAAACAACAAAAACAAAAGGCCAGAGATACCCACAAAGAAATCTCTAAAGACTGGATACTAGATAAGTTACGGGCTGAAGCCTCATGCGATGAGAATAATCCGTCAGTACGAGTGAGAGCCCTAGAAATCCTAGCAAAAACTGAAAAATTATTTGATGATAGCACGAACGTGACAGTCGTACACAGAAGTGCAGAAGATGTAGAAAAAGAACTGCGGGAAAAATTGGAAGACCTCAACATCCCAATGAATTGATATACCCCGCAGGAGTAGTCGCTATCCAGCGCAGAGGCTCTTTCTGAGGCACTGATTCGGCTAGGCTGTCCACTCTGACGCCCGTACCTAGGATAGTTACAAGATCACGAGTGATCTGACGCCCGTACCTGAAAAACTATTAAACGGATAGCCCAAATTGGCAGTGATCTGACGCCCGTACCTGAAAATTAACAAAAAAAACTCATATCTGACGCCCGTACCTGCTTGGACGTAAATTTTACCCCTTGACAGAGGGTACACATTACCTAGATAGTCTAGGCAGAGTTTAGAACTGGTTAACTGGTAAGTAATAATTAGTTTGAGTGTGTCGTAATCTTTATGAACGGGTAGGTAGGAACAGTAGACTACTAGTAGGGGAGCCAACCTTTCCTAAATAGGAAAAGAAACCCCTCATTACTGAGGCCTTGACACTGTCCCCCGAGTGATGTATGTTGATGCGTCCAGACAATCACAATGTGATACAACGGAGGCGGTATGAAACTTCTCACGGACGGCGCAAGTAACCCCAAGACAGCTAAATCTACAGGTTACGGGTATCTCACGGGTATTTTGCACCTAGCCCCACACACCCAGTCAGGTTATCAGGTGTGCCCATCAGCTACCGATGGATGTTCTAGTGCGTGTCTCTATTTTCAGGGTAGGGGACGTATGAACACGGTACAAGAAGCACGGATCAGAAAAACTAGGATGTTTTTTGAGAATCGTGCAGGGTTTATGGCCGATCTCGAAAAAGACATAGCGTCTATTGTGAGGCGGGCGGATAAAAACAATCTGAAACCGTGTGTCAGGCTCAACGGAACGTCGGATCTTAGGTGGGAACGTACTGGGATCATGGAAAAGTTTCCTAACGTGATCTTCTACGATTACACGAAGATCACGAACAGGAAAAGGCTACCTAAAAACTATTCGCTTACCTTTTCACGCAGTGAGAAGACCACGCACGACGAATGGTGCAAGGCTATTGATGATGGGATGAACGTGGCCGTTGTGTTCAGGGATGCTATACCGGAGGGCTGGCTAGGTGTACCCGTTATTGATGGCACCACTCACGATCTCAGGTTCCTAGATCCGAAGCCGTGCATCGTCGGCCTAACCGCTAAGGGTTCAGCTAAGAAAGATACGTCTGGCTTCGTGGTATGACGTACAGAATAAAACACACACGAATGCAGGTCGCAGCAGAGGTAGTCTATATAATCGTTTTGATTCTGTTGGTAGGATTCGGGCTGCAGATTATCTAACGCCCGTACCCGACGCCCGTACCTAAAATTATTATTAAATAGGTGTGAGGCCACGGCCACGGCCACGGCCATAGTCACACCTTGACACGGTGGTAGTGTTGTTGTAGATTGGTGTACGATAGACAACCCTTTCAGGAAGGAGTTAATCGGATGGCTGATCTAAAAGTAGGTGACTCAGTACTATGGCGAGGTGGCTGGGGCAGTGATCCCGAGGAACTTGTCAAAGTAAGAGGGATTCAGGTTAATGAATCCAATGGTTCAAAGTATGGTGAGGATGTACAGCTTGTGGGATGGGACACTGTTGTTGAGCGGAAGGTCTTAGTGGACCTAGACAATGAGCATTGGGCGTGGGGGAATCAGATACGTCCTAGTGAGGGGGGACAGCATGAAAGCTCAATGGCCTAATGGTGAGGTGGTGG